ATACCCAAAGAATCATCATCAGCAGGACTTGCACTGTTTCTGTGTAATACCAAATCAGGTGCATTACTACTTCCTGCTTCGGTGCTTTCTATAATTACTGCATCACCAGAACCTGTAGTAGATACTGTCAAAGGTGCAGATGGACTTGAAGTACCTATACCTAATCCTGTTGAGTCTATAATTGCTCTTTCAGTACCACCAGTATCAAACCTGATTTTATCTTCGTCTGAGCTTTCCTCTACTTGTACTTTAGTATCACCATCGGCGTCTTTTAGAATCGCTGCAGTGTCTATATTAGTTTGAGTAAACATAATTGCTTCAACGGCTACATTAGTTGGTGGTGCAGTGCTAAAAGTTAAAGTAGTGCCTGAAATACTAAAATTACTTTTATTTTGATAAACCCCATCAAAAAATACTTGTACACTATTTTCATTAATAGGTTCGATAGGTAGAGTTAAAGTAGTGTCACTATTGTCCCCAGTCATAGTAGCGATTGCTACATTAGTAGCACTACGTAAACCTTTTATAGAATAAGCAGTAACAACTCGTCCAGAAGCAGGAGCGGTAGCTAAGGTTAAAGTTGTGCCAGATACGGTGTAAGTATTATGAGCTTGAAAAACACCATCAATAAATACTACTAAATCATTTTCATCAGTAACAGCTTGGCTTAAGGTAAACGCGGTAGTTGAACTATTAGCGGTAGTAAAAATATTAGTGTTAACAGTATTATCACTTCTAATGTGGTCAATCGTACCAGAAGTAAACCGTAATTCAGCTTTTATTCCAGAACTAAAGGCCCTAGCAGTAGTGCTTTCTTGGGCTCTAACTACTGTTAAATCAATGTTACCAGAGTTTCCAGAACAAGTAGTAACCTTAACTATCTCGTTGTTAGTGTCATCATCTAGGGTCATTAAGAAAAAAGTTCCTGACCCCGATAAATCTACTGCAGGAAATACACTACCTTCCGTTACCGGAATAGTGGTTGTAGAGTTATTTACCCCACTCGAAAGTGTTGTTTTGGCATTGTTCTTAAAAACAATTCCCACAGTATAACCTCCTTTTTATTAACTAACGGTTACTGTCCAGGTAATTGTCATAGAGTCGGCAGAACCTTTGTTTACTACAGAAAACTCTGTACGACAAAGTAAAGTACCACCAGAAGAGGCATTCAAAATACCTGCTTCAGTAACGGCACCTGTGCCTGTACCCGCTGCAAAAGTAGCTGCGTAAGTTAAAACAGCACCAGATATCCCTGTGCTAGTTAATGCTACTCTACCAAGTTCTGTTTGTAGAGTAGTGTCGCTAGCGGCTGGGTTATTAGTACCAGACCCAATTGCCATATGTGACATAATAGCAGATCCACCAGATGCATCTGATTTCATTCTACTAGCCACATACCCTTTACCTGCTGTCACTACAAGATTATCAACCTCGCGGACAACTTTACCATTAAGAGTAATAGCTAATTTACCCTTAAGTTTTAGATCGTCATATATCATGCGTTCACTCCAAATTAATTTAATACACTAGTGTTAAGTCCAGAAACGTTAAGCACACTGGAAGCTCCAGATATAAATACTACGTTTATAGACTCGGATATTGTAGCACTATCGCTAGCAGTTATGGAAACACTTAGTGCTAAAGTTTCACTAATACTTGGTGAATCTGTTAATCCAGGCATAGTAAAAGCATGTGCTAAAGACTCAGAAACACTTAAAACATTACCTTTTGACATATTAATATCAGTTTGTAACTCATCTTCAGCGCTAGCTGTATCATCTAAAGTATAAGCGTCACTAAAAGTACGAGCATAAACTACTACATCACTATAAGATTCACTAATACTAGGTGCATCACTTAAAGGTTTTTCAAACTCACTAACATAGTTTTCACTAATACTAGGTGCATCACTTAAAGGTTTTTCAAACTCACTAACATAGTTTTCACTTACAGTTGCCGTATCAGTTATTGTAGTAGCAAAAGCTATAGCCGCTGCTTCACTTATAGTTGGGGTATCAGTAAAAGTTCGTTGATATTGAACAACTTTAGAAAAACTTTCTGCTACTGAAAGACTGTCACTAGCTAGTTTAGCTAAACTTAAAACTGGAGCATCAGCAATTGTTACTGAGTCTGAACTTGAAGTAGAAAAACTTATTGCTGGAACATCAGAAAGCGTAACTGTTAAAGCATTTGGACTATTATATTGAGTAGTAAAAAATAAATTTTTACTATCAGAGTCTAAAGAAACATTAACAGCAGATAAATTTTGATACGTAACTAAAGCTTTAGTGTTGGCAACGGTAGTAAAAACTACTGCTAGCTTAGTTCGAGTTATTAATAATTTAAATGCCATTAGTCAAAATCATCACGCACTTGAAACTTTATGAGATCTTGAACTGTTTGGATAGCAGATCCACTAGTAGTAAATTCTATTTCACCTTCATAAGTACCTGCAGCTGTCCAAGTACCGCTAGGCCAAGCTAGTGTACAAGTACCAGCACTACCACTAACAATGCTAGCCGTTATAGTGCTTAAAACAGTAGTTTCACCTACTTTTCTAATTCTAAGTTTGACAGTGCCATTAGAAATATCAACTGGTGCCCAAGTAGTATTATCTTCTGCATCTAAAGTTTTACCAGAAGCCGCAGTATTACTATCTTTTAACGTAAAATTTAAAACTGGTAGAGTATCTCCTACTACTAATTTTATTTTATCTGAATATGCCATAATTACCTCATTATATATTAATCGTACCCAAATGCGCCAAAATATGGTACGTAGTCCCAAACATTACCGTCTCCTTCTATAATATCTATAATTCTTTCAGGAGTAGGACCAAGTAACGGTGTAAAGAAAGTATCTCCATACAAGTCTGCTTCAAACATAGGTAGTAATAAACCATACCTACCTGGCAACCCAGCTCTATCAGCAACATCAAGCATATACGTAGGCCAGTCCATATCATCTGAACGGAACACTTCTGGATTACCACCTTGAGCAATGTATTTTACTAGCTCTCTTAATTCTAAACCTAACATTGCCAGAGGCAACATAGTAGCTAGAATCAATAGTAACGGAGTAAGTGCGCCAATAGTCCCATTGTATTTATATTCTCTTTTTGCGTTTTGGTAAACATTTTCTCCAAACACTTTTCCAAAAGAATAGTAGAAAGGTTTTAACTGAGCAAAAATAGCAAAGAATGGGTTGTTCATCCATTGTGTTCTTTGTGCAGCATTTGGTTTTAAAATCATTTCTGTTACTAAACTATTTAAACCATCTCTAAGTTTTATAGTAGTAGGGTCAGTTCTAAAAGCTTTATCGTATTGTTCAAAAGTTTTTGGTGTTCCGCTAAAGAAATTTATTTTATCTAAAGCATATTGTGCTTCAGCAGGTGTTAAGTTTATAAGATTTAAACGTTCAATAGCTTTTAGGTCCCCTCTGTTACCTCTTTGAGCATCTGTTTTAATTGCATACAAACCTACTAAACTAGCGTTTCTAGTTATAAAATTCATTAACTTAGTAATAAAAATAGTTTTAAAGAAAAGTTTAGAGTAAGCCGCAGTAGTATCTGTCATCCAAGCTAAATCTCCAGCATAAAGACTAGATTCAACTGATTGACTAAGTCCAAACTGTCCCATGGCTCTTACCATGTCATTAACTTCTTCTTTGTTTTTAAACTGCTGCATGGTTGCTTTTATAGTCATACCTAAACCTTCTAGCCCACCTCTTTGAATTGCTGGTCCTACTAACTCAGGAAGTGTAGACAAAGCACTTAAAGGTAGAAAAGTAACTTGGTTTAATAAAGCTGCGGCAGCTTGAAAGTTTCTAAGATTAGGCATAGTGTTTATCGACATACCTGCTTTACCAAATATAGAATTCAAAGCTGCAGTAGCTTCTATTGGGTCTCTATTGTTACCTACCCAAGCAGCAGCTGTAGCTGCTCGCCACCCCCTTAAATTGTATTTTTCTTCATCAAATTGTAGTTGTTCTGCTGGTTGAAGCCCTTTATTGTTTTCATTTAACCTTTGTCTTTGTTCTACTCGGGTTTCTGTTTCAGCAAGAAACTCTAGATGATTAGTTTTTACTGAACCAGTTTTATTAGCATAAGTACCTTTCGCTACTAAGTCACGAGCTGCTAGTATTTGTGCATCAGAAACTCTATATCTAATTTTTTCGTTAAAGACAACTTTATTCATAATAGATCTAAGCCCATGTATTTGAGAATCTACAATATTAGTTAGTAAGCCCTCTTCATCTAAACCTTTAACGTTCAATAACGCAGCAGTAGGAATATTTTCAAAATATTTTTTTCTTGATGGGGACATACCTACAGCTAAAGAAGCAACCATTGGATTTGCTTCGATACCGTCTTTTTCTAAAAACTCTAAAGCTTCTCTGTTATACAACATTTCATCTACTACTTTTGCTGCAGCACCTTTTTCTAAATCTCCGTTGTATTCTTCTAATAAAAATATTAAAGCATTACGAGCATGGGAACTATTACTTATAAGATCAATATTATAGTGCCTAGTTAGGTCAAAATTGTTTCTAGTAGGTAACCCAGCATTTTCCATAAATATTTTTACTCTGCGTTCTATATCATATATTTTTTTAGAGGCGCTACTAATAGCATACTCATTTGAAGGTATTTCATAGTTAGGGTCTTTAACTTGTGCTGCTATAATATCTTCTCCTAAGTTTTGCATATCAACAGCATACTGATTAAAAACTTTTACTAAAGCTGCCCTACCCGCTGGACTAACTTCATTGTCATCCATCTGCATACCAAAAACTGTGCTACCAGGAGGTAAATTAAGTTCTTTTAGTAAAGGCTCTAGAAGCCCAGTAATAATAGTGTTATATAAAGTATCTTTTGCCTGAATAAAACCTGGCGCTCCTTTAGTTTGTGTTTGACGATAAATACCTTTAATAAACTCAGGCTCATTAAACACGGCTTCTAAATAATTTATATTAGAACTAAGATATTTTTGTGCAGTTTCTTTAGTTCTTTTTACAAACTTATTAACATTTTTTAAATCCCCTTTAGCAATATCATCTAAAGCTTTTTCAAAGTCATCATCTTTCATATCCCTTAAAATAGGGTCTTCATTTTTTAATTCTTCAGCAAACCTAAAACTTTCTTGTACCCCACTACCTCTATCTCTATAAGTACCGGCAAAATCTTCAGCAACCTCAGTAACCAACTTTTCTATAGTGTTAGGTGGTGTGGCGACAACTCTACCAATAATTCTTTTAAGAAAATTACTTCTAGAAGTGTTGTAGTATTTTTTCATCTTTGCAATCACTCCAGCAGCATAAGCTTTTTGACGTGTAGATAAATCTGTCGTAGCTTGTTTAGTAACTACTTGCGCAATACTATCTGCTATTTTTTCTTCAAACCCGTGTTTAGTTTTGTATTGTGCTGGAACGTTAGGGTCTTTTACTTGAGTTGCATGCTCATCCATCAAAGCTCTACCTAGCTCTGTGCTTGGGTCTATTCTACCTTTGTGGTACTCATGAAAGAAAGAGTGCCCGTACGCGTGTAACAAACTTGCTAAAACAATACCTTCTACTTCAGCTAACTCTAGTTGTAAGTTTTTTTCAGGGACTGTTTTTTTCAAAGTAGCGTTTAATAGAGAAGTGTAAGTTGTTGGACTTTTTAAAACAATGATATCTAACCCTTTATAAATCATCATTGTTTCAGGTCTTTGTACATCATCTATAAATGAAACTTCTTTACCTTCAGGAATATCATGTATTAGGGATTGAATTTTTTTATTTAAAGCTGGATCATCAAAAATAATTGGTTTGTTAGCAAACATGACGTAAATCTTTCTGTTTTGTAAACTTAAAGTTTGAACAGCTACATCGGTAAGTGTTTTTATGGGGTCTACAAGTTGCGCTGCTTTAGTTAGTTTAAAACCTTGGTCATTAGCAATTATGTTTCTTAATTCAACAAGATTACTAATATCTGGAAAATCTCCACCTATTCTTTTTAATCTATTTAAAACCGCATTCTGTGCCGGTGTTCTATTTCTGTTTCTAAGTAAACTTAAAATTTCTCTACCAACACCTTCGCCTTCAGCAGTAGCAAGGTCTCGGTATTGAGAGCTAACTCGATCTTCTATAAAAACACCCGGCCCATCGAATGCCCCTACTCTGCCAGATATTGTTTCACCATTTATATTTTGACGTATAAGTTTTGGGTTATAAGTTGTAGCAGATTTTTGCCTAATAAAATCAAATGGTTCTGCTGCGTCATCACCAAAAGCCCCACTTTCAGCAACCCCCATACCTTTATCAAGTTTTCCTTCTTCATCCCCTACCATTTCACTTAAAGACAAAGCTTCTTTACTATAATCGTCTTGAGTTAAAATATCTTCTTCTTTAGCAATAGTTTCTAAAATCTCAACCTTATCTTCTAAACTAGGAAAAAAATATAGTTCGGGATTTTTTATTGCTGCTGCTACATATTTTTCTCTAGCAGTCACAGCTGTTTTATATAACTCTCCATCTTTTTTTGTTTTAATTAAAGGAGCGAGCAAACTAAAAGTGTCATCTAATATTTTTTCATAATCTAACTTTTTAATAAAAGAAGGAGCTGATTCTCCAGCACCAGCGATATTTAAATTTTTAACTTTATTAGTAGTTAAAAAACTTATAATTTCTTGTGGTGTTTTAGGGTTTACTAAGAAGGGCACATTATTTTGTTCAGCTAAAGTTTGAGTTAAAGCACTGCCCGGACTCATCTTACCATCCGTCTCAGCAAATAAAATTAAACCATCTGAAGCTTTGACAACAAGTTCAGTTCTTGCTTTAAAGCCAGACTTTCCTTGAAGCACTACTACTTCATCTTTATTTTCTTTAAATAAATCTTTTAAAAATTTTTCTTCTGCTTTTAAATTTTTTAGTTCTGGAGTATTTTCTAAGTCAGGAAATAAGGCTCTTATTTCTGGTACTAAAGTTCTACCTTTATTTCTATCCACCATAAATTCTTTTGGATAAGAAGCTACAAATACAGATTGTTTTAAGTTATATTTTTTAGCAACTCTAGCTCCTGCCATATCTACCCCAATCTGCCCCCCGGTAATAATTTTGTCTAAGACTAAATCAGATAAATTAAAAGCAGGTACAAGCTTATTAGGAAGAGCATACTTATCTCGGTAAAGAGCTTGAACTCTTTGATCTAATTCTTCTTTGCTATAAATAGGTTTACTACTATATTGTTCTATAGATAAGTCTCTACCTGCAGTAGGGTCTATATCAGATATATTTGGATTCATTATTTTTTTCTCTAAATCTAATATTGTTCTGATAATATTAGGTCTTCTTAACTTTTGTTGTTTCTCATAAAAAGGAGTTAAAAAATTATTAGCTGCTAAGTCTTTAGCACTTTTATAGGTTTTACTAGCGTTGTCGTAGTAAACAGGTAAATTAAGTAAATCAAATCTACTAGCTGTCTCATCAGAAAGAAGTTTTTTAACTTGAGCTTCATCATTAGCAGCTGCTACTAATTTTGGCGTAGATAACTGAGCTATTTTTGCTGCACTAAATATAGGGACTGAATCATCTGGATTAAGATAGTCAGTTAGTTCTTCAGGGATTTTTTGGGTTAAGCTATTTATAACTACTTCGCCTTTTGGTTTTTTTCTACCAGCAACATCATACTTAAAAACAATCTCAGCTGGTTTGCCATTTTTATCTTCAAAATTACTTAATAATTTTTGTTCTAGCATAGTGCTAAAACCTAACGCTATTCTATAACTGTAAGGTAACAAACCTTTTTCAATGCTATCTAATTTAGTATCAAAGATAGCTGTTCCAGCCGCTAAGACATCGTTAAAAGATAAAACTTGTTCGCTAGGAGTTTGACCATCATAAGTTCTTTTAACCCAAGTAAAGAAAACTTTACCAGATTCTTTACTACCCATTGGGTTATAAATTTGGTTATTTTCCCTAATGTTAGTAGTGCCAGTTTTATTATTAAGGTTAGCTGATTGTAAAGCTGTAGTTACAGCTGTTTGCACAGCAACACTGGGCGCCATACCGGCAAATTTTTCATTATATATTTCAGGTCTAGACTCTGCAGTTCTTTGTTTAAAAATAGCTTGATAGCCTTCTTCTATAGTTAACCCCAGTTCTTGTTGATTAGCTTTAACAAACGCTAATAATTCTTTAGCTACATTAGCGCCAAAGCGTTCTTCTAAAACAACAGTTGGGATAGCTTTTGTTTTCACTAATTCGTTTAGTTGATTTAAAAAACCAAGAGTTTGTTGAATAGGGTAAGAATTATCTGCAGAACTAGTAACAAAACTTTGAGGCCCTGTAGGACCTAAAATTAAAATCGCATTTTTAGAAAAACCTGCTGTATTAAAAATATTATTTTTCCCTGGAATTATTACTGGAGTAGAAGCTATTTTGTACACAGAGTTAGGATCTTGTTCTTGTGCTGTAATGAAAGCTTTTAAAATAGAACTATTAGCTTTAAGTATTTCAGGATCAACTAAAGAAATTTCTGCTTCCTCTATGTAATCGGCCAACACTGAACGTACAGCTGGCCCGCCATCTACTCCAAACTGTCTTAAAGGTACACCGCCTACTTCAACTTCCTCAAGAATTTTTTCGCGTGATAATCTTTTTGCATCTTCTGGTGAAATATCTGCGTTGTTGAGTTTAATTTCTAAAGCTTCTTTATGTAACATAGACCTAATCTGGTCTTTAGCTACTTCGCCTAAAACAAAACCAGTATCATCAGCTATTACTCTTTCTTCTACTTGTGAATTTAATCTACTTAATTCTCTTAAAAATTCTACAGAAGAGCCTTGTAAAATAGCTTGGCGGCGTTGTTTACCAACACCTAATTCACCTAATAATAAACTTTCTACTGAAAGTCTGGTTGGGCTACTTGGAGGTGCTGGTTTAGCTTTTGAAAGTGCTTCGGCTCTTTGTTGTTCTAAGTTATCTCTAAGATCCCTTAACTCTTTAATTCTTTTTTTAAGTTTATCTCTTTGCCTTTTATATTCTGGATAACGAGCACTTAAAAAATTATCTCGTGATACTGCTAATTGAAAGGCTTCTTGGTCAAACGCTCCATAGGTACGATCAACTTGAAAAGTAGGTTTGGTAGTTTTTTCACCTTTTTTTATACGTTTAACTCTAACACCTGATTGTTTTGTAGTATCAGGTTCTGACGTTTTTACACGTTGTTGGCCATAAGCTAATTCATTAAGTTTTCTTTTAATATCATTAGTAGGACTATTTAACTGGTCAAAGAGAAATGTTTTTTTATCTAATTCTTCATTTAAAACTTCAAACTGTTCATTTATTTTACTTAACTCTCCTGCACTATCTTCATAAAAAACGCCGGAGTTAGTAAGCTCTGCACTCACTACAAAACTTTGAGCATCAGCTCTTAAGTTTCTTAATTCATTAGCTGCTTTTTCACTTAATTTATTAATTGTTGCTTCATCTATACTTTTAAAAGCATCAGCTTTTCTACCAGTAACCAAAGTAGTTTGTCCAATAACATCGACATTAGCTAAGTCTTCTGGTCTTATACCAAGCTCAGTTAATTCTTTAGCTTCAACAGGTTTGACACCAGCTTCAGCAAAACTTTCATTAAGTTCTGCTTCTATATCAGCAGGAGTTTTATCATCCTCTTCTGCCATGTTTCTAATAATAGGGTCTTCATCTTCATCTGGTTTATTAGCTTCAACTCTATCTTCTGCAACTTCTTCTATTGATTTAATAACTACTTGTCGTTTCTTTTGTTCTTTTCTTTTGTTTTCTAGCTCTTGTAAGTCAGCGGTATAGTCATCATTGTTAGCCATTTTTTCTAAAACTATATCTTCTAGCTGTTCAATAGTATTGCCTAACTCTGCTACTTCTTGTTCAGGTGTTACTAAATCTAAGTCTAGCTGTTCTGGAGTTACAGATTCTTCTATTTGAGTTTTAATAACATTGTATTTATCATCTTTTTTGTATTGTTCATCAGCTTTTAGTACAACTTCTGGTACTTGTTCTGGAGGGGTAGTTTGTTCCCACACTACTCTGTCATTTTCTAAAAGCTGTACTACTACTTCATTGCCTGTACTAGAGTCAGGTGTTGGAGCAAAATCTAAGATTTGCGTTAAAACATCACGCAAAGGTTGGTCTTTAAATCTTTGGTTATTGTAAAAAGTATTTAATGCAGGGTTAACACTTAATAAAACTCCTGCCCCATCTTTATCAATAGACATATGTATTTCTGGTACATCAGCTTCAGATCTTCCTTCTGATTGGTATGCTTGCAAAAGAAACTGTTGTAGAGCTTCTCTGTTTACTAGAACCTCTTCACCTGTTTCATCTAACAAACCATTTTTACGTAAAGTTTCTATAGGTAACCAAACTGCTTCTCTTTTATAGTCAGGGTCAACCATTGTGTTTAACTGTGCAAAAATATCTTCTTTTACTTCTGGCAAACCTAAATCTGCTACTTGTCCATACGTTTCATTTTGTATGTTTTGCCACTCGGCATCATCTTTTCTTTCTACAATAAGGTTTCTAGCTTGTCTAAATACCGCTGCACTAACTCCACCTAAAGTACCACGAGCACCACCCGCAGCTGCCCCATCAAAAAACGCTTGGCCCCTACGTAACCTAGCTTCGGCACCTTCTATATCAAAAGTAGGATTATTAAGTTGAGCTTGTGACATAATAAATTCTTCTTGTAAAAGTTCAGTAGTACCTTCAACTAAAGAACTTGCCAAAGCTACTCTTCCTACGTCTCTTGCAAGTTGTAGAGTAGAGAGTTTTTCATATTTTTTTAAATAACGTTGTCCTGCAGCACCAATAGTTTTTATACCTTTTAGCTCTGCTAAACGAGCAAGTTGTATTGCTTTTAAATCTTGTTTAGATATTTTTTGTCCAAGTGCAGCTCTTTGCTGTGCTTTTTTTAACCTACTACCACCAACTGCTAGTTTAAATAAAGAACCAAAAAATACTGCCTCTCCTAATACTTCTATTCCTGAAGTTGGGACTCCAACTAATAAAGCCATTAACGCTTCGTTTGCAGTTAGCTCCATACCGGCTTCTTGGTATTCTCTTAAAATTTCAGGAGCAATCATAGTCTCAGAAGCTATAAAAGCTCCCGCTAATCCCCCTCGTTTCAGGTCTCTTAAGTATTTTCTAGAAGAATCCATAACTACTTTTTCTTCAGGTGTTAAATTATCAACTCCTTTATTACGTAAAGTTTTAAACCATAATTCTTCAAAAGGATTTACTGAAGGTCCTAGTTCATCTACTTGTCCTGGTAAAAGACGTTCAGGTTCTAGTATTCTATTTGCCCTTAAGTTACCAACTTTTCTAGTAGTTTTAGTTAGCGTATCTTTTAAAGCAGCTCTACCAGCACTAGTAAAAGCAGCTCTACCTGAAGTAGCTATAATCCCACCAGCAAGTGCTTCTCCAATAGTTAAAGCTGCAGGATAGGTAAATTGACCTACTGCACGAGAGAATTGTTTAAAAGCGTCTGTTAAATTAGGCTCATCTAAAAACCCTTCAAAATTTTCTAAAGGAGCTAAAACATTTTGGATTTGTTCATCATGCTGTTGCATGAGATTTAATCTTCTTTCAGCAGCTTTATCATCGCCTGCTATTAAATTACCTATAGCTGCTATGCCATCAAAAGAACCTTGTACCTGTTCGGAACCAGCACGTAGCCCTCTTCTAAAATATTCTTTAGCACCAAATACCATTTCGGCATTATCACGGCGTTGTACATTTGGGTCAGTTAAACCAACAAACTGACTAGAAGCGTCAGTTCTACGTTGTTGTTGAGCACTTACTTGATCGTCTCTTGGCCCGGGTGTAGGTCTTTGGCTATCTCGTAAGAGTATTTTTTCAAGTTCATTAGCCATTTTTACCTGTAAAGGAAAGCACTCTGTTCAAATCTGTTTATAATTGATCGCGGCTCCATAGCGGTGCCTCTACTTATCCTCCCTAAAGCGTCCACTAAATCGGCTATTTCTATTTCACCCCCTAGATCTCGACCATCTAAAGTCTGTAATTGAAAACTTGCAATTTTAGGTCCACCACTTTTACGTACACCTCTTGGACCATAAACATCATTATAGCTATAACTAGCGCCATCTTCATAAACAGCTTTAAGACGGAAAGCATTCATATCTAATCCATCAGTAGCAAAGCCATCAGGTAGACCGCCCACCCCTTTAATAAACTCGAAAAAATTTCTTTCATTAGACATCTTAGCGATCGTACGTTGTAAGGCAACATCTAATTGATGTAAATAAGTTCGTTGATCGCTAAAATGAGCTGGTACTCTACCCTGTGCATCCGCTGACCTAAACATCTGTTGTACTGCAGGTTGTCTATAAATTGCATTTATTTCAGTAAAAATAGGGGTTTTGTCATCCCCAACATAAAAAAATTCGTCGTCTTCAGTTTCTGCATATTTATCAAAATTAGTAATTAGGTTATCAATCCTAGGAGCTACTTTATCGTTGAAAGTGTCTCTAATGTCTTTCATCTCTTTGTATTGTTCTGCAGACAAATTTTCTTTAGCGTTAATAATTGCTTGAAAGGTTTTGCTGTCTAAAGTGCCAGTGTAACGCATGGTCTCTATAGCACCTAAAATATCTTGATTGGTAGCACCTCCGATATCCATCGCTAGCAAAATACTGAATGCTCTATTATCTATACCACCCCTTATTTTAGTAACACTACGACCAGAGCCACCACTTGGCCCCTTGATTGGAATTCCCTCAGAATTGTATTCTACGCCTTCGGTTAAGCTTACCGAAGCGCTCCCATCGTTGTTTTCTACTAAATTAGCATTTATGTACTCGTCTAATGCTCCTTTGGTCTCGTCACTAAGTACATAGTTTTGTTCTTCTAACAAGCTAACTAATTGTTTTCTAGGCATAAAAGTTGTTGTTGGGTTTTCTAAAATCTTAGAAATTTTCCTGTTCATTTCATCTTTATCAAATTCTCTGATCTCACGTTTATCAATTTTTGATTCTCTTTCAGAAATTTTCGCTTCTAATTTTGCAACTTTTTCTCCAGACTGATCTTTATAGTTACCATCTGGAGCATTTTCAAATATTCTTTGTTCTTTAGCTAATGCTCTTCTTAAAGCTTTTAGTTGTGGGTCACGGAAAAGTTTTTCTTCTGCTTCTCTTTGAAAACGTTCTTCCTGGCTTACAGCTCCTGCAAGCGTAACATTAAGGCCACCTGCTAGAAACTCCCCAGCATCTCCTACTTCTCCCATAATTTTCTTTTCTCTTAAACCATTAAATTTTATTTCCTTTTTTAATTCTTTTACTTCGTCTTCAGTTAAATTTAAATCTTTATTATTTAAAGTATTTTGTGCAGTCTGTGATGCTGCTCGTAAAGCAGATAGTTCATCTCGATAGTATTCTAAATTGGCATTTTGCATCGGTATGCCATATTGTGCTTCTAATTTTGCTATTTCAGAATTAGTTAATTGTAAAATAGCATCTACTCCACCATCGACAAGTTGTTTTACTTTAGCTACCGGCTCTAAACCTCTTTCTTCTAAAAAATTTAAAACATCGCCATTAAATGTTACGTCTCCAGTAAAGGCTTTATCATCTGTCTCAGGATTTCCGGTGCCTCCGCCATAGTTAGTACCGTGAATATCAGTCTGTCCTTCTGGTATTTCTCGGCGGCTTACATTAAGATTTTGAGAGCCAGCCCCAGAAATATAGTCATATTGCATTTGAGACCCTACACGCGGGGCAACTCTTACTTGAACATTTCTTTGATAATCTTCAAAAATGTCACTAAATTGACTTTCGGTAATTAGTAAATCTCCTTGTTCGTCAGTTTTTCTAGTGTCTAAAGCTTTAAAACGTAAATTAGGACCACCTTCTCCGGGGTTTAATTCGCCTAGTTCTATACGATAAGTTGCTTCGCCGGTGTTAGGTGCTGTCCCCTCTCTTTTAATACCGGAGATAAAAGTATTGTTACCAGTAGCATATTGAGCTATACCTATATTATTAAGCATGCTTAAAAATCGTTCATTATTTAATACAGCTTCGTTTATCTTACTTCCGTTCGCTGCCCATTGTTCTCCAGTATAAGTTGCAGCAGCAGTTTCAAGACTTACTATCGGGCTAGTTAGTAATTCGCCCCTTTCTTTACCTGCTACATACGCATCATCGTGCATATCCCTTATTCTTGAGTTTGCGTCTGCATAACTACGATCAGCTAGTTTTTTTGCTACATCACTAGCTTTGCCCATATCACTAATAGTGTTTGAGCGTACTCTGTCATAATATTCAAATAAATTCGTTGTTGCCATAACTTTATATCATACTAAATAATGAACCAACAAAACCATACCTTTGTGCTTTAGCTGACGCTTGTGCGCTGGTGTAAGCAGATTCTCTAGCTCCTTGTAAACTAGAAGCTTGCCCAAGCATACCTAAAGCAGTTCTGTCAGCACCTAAAGATAAGTTAACTAACTGACCTAATAAGTTTTGGTTTTGAGTACGTTGTTGTAATCTAGCATTATTAACCGCATCTGCTTCAGCTAAATTTCTAGTAAGTTGATTGCTAGTGTTTCTAGCGTTTCTAGTTGCTGCTGTTTCTTCTACTCCATATCTACTTAAGTTTCTTCTAGCTACACCCTCTTGAATATCAGATTGTCTGGCTGCATCTTCTGGGGCTTGGTCTACTAAAGCAGTACTATCTAATTGTTCAATTAAAGCGTCTTGAAAAGGCCTAACATAACTTCTAACGAATTCATCTCGTTGTTGAGCAACGTCAGCAAACAACTGTTCTGGGTCATCTACCTCAGCCAGCGTTGGCACTGTTGTTGTTGGGGTATAATTTACACTACCAATATTAACGGCAGTATTAACTTCGTTATTATCAATTTTTGTTTTAGCAGTAGTAATAGCTTCTTCTATAGGGCTATCAGCACTATCAACTCCAAGCAAACCCATGTTGGCTCTTAGTAGTTGTTCTAAAGCTTTATTTACCTGTAACATTAGCTTAACCCAAACATTCCTGAAGCTCTAAAAGCAGTACCATCTTTATTAGGACGATATCTTGTAAATATACTAGGTGTTATATTTTCATCTACAGCAGCCGCAGCAGAACCTGAAGCTAAGTTTCCAGTAGCTAACTTTAAACCTCCTTGAAGACCTCTAAACTTCATATCAGCTCTTGCCAGACGAACTTTTAAGTCAGACTTTGCATCTTCTAAAGCTGTACTAGCTTCTGTTCTTGCAGCTGTAGCTAAAGCCCCAGCAGACTGGCTAGTTAAACCAGAACCAGCCTTTAAAGTACCAAATTGAATATCACGTTTTGCGCCCAAAGCTTGAGTATTAGCATCTACCATACTTTTAACCGCAGCCATCGTGCCATTAGCTGTGCTTTGAAAATCTCTGGTTAAATTTAAATCTAATTGATTAGTTAAAGCTTGTTGTACATCCGCTTGTCGATATCCTCTAACTGTACTAGCTACGTTAAGATCAGCTGCTTCTTCAATTTGTTTTATTAATAAAGGCTGTAGTTTAGTTACGTAATAATCATTACTAGCTTTAGCTACTGCAGCATTCATTTTTTCAGCTGGTCCTGCTTCATAATCTGCAGGATTTGGTCTTTGGCTTCTACCACCCATATTACACCTCTTTCATATATATTCTTTCTGTTACTTTCCAACCGTTTGCTACTGCATATTGTTCCATTTCTGGAACTACTGATTGTGCTTTTATATACTCACAACCTGCTTCTTTAGCAATTCGGTTAACCCATTCTACATGCTTCTGCCAGTTATGTTTACCCGGCTCATGCACGTATGCTATCCAAATTAACAGACTACGTGTCTTTGAAAAAAATTCAGTATCAATAGCTAATACCATAAAACCTCTAGAAGAAACATAAAGTTCCGCCCTTTTATTCACACACTCACTGTAGATATCTTCCGGTATAACTTTACAGAAAGGTATCTCACTGAGTATAGAATTTATCGGGCCCCTTATTTCCTCCCAAACTTCTCGTATATCGGTTAGTTGGGGTTCTTTAAAGTACATCTAATAATCTAACTCCTTTCCATATCGCCCATATCTTTTCCTTGGGGATAATCCTGCACTTTTATATTTAACTGTGCGCTTAACACCAGTATCACCACCTCTACCTTTTAATTCAGCAAGACGCACTTGTTCTTGAAATAAATTAAAGTAGTCAGCAGCAGCCATAGGGTCAGTCCACTGTTTTGCAGGAATTCTTAATAGTCTATAAATAGTGCCATATACAATGGCATCTCTATAAGTATCACTAAAATCTGTATCTATATTGTTAGTAGTTCTAGTTGGTCTTAAGGCTACATTTAAAAGTAACTGGTTATTTGAGTTAGGCACTGGCACTAACCAAAAAGTATCAGGAGTCTTTTGTAAATATACTGTTGGTGTCCCACCACGATCTCGCCAATCTGGGTAATTAAGTTCTAAACTTCTAGGACTAATAGGATCTAAGTCATGCCCATCATAAGTTGCCCACAATACTTGATGCACATCAGTGCCGGTAGGCTGGTCAAACTCGTACTCATATATACCAGATACAGTAGTAATAGGGTCTAAATCATATGTGTATGCTTTGCTTTTTTCGCAAAGTTCTATTGTTGCAGAACGTAAATTAGTTTCAATTAGTGACTCAGAACAACCTGGCACATAAGGTAAAACATCGCGTACTAAGGATTCAAAACTAGCCAACGTTAGCCTCCGATGCTGGAGCGTTTACTATTGTAGACTCTTGTCCAATAGCTAAACTCTGTGCAAAAAGTTGATAATGGTTTACTGCACGCTGTTGGTTACCCGCATTTTCTGCGTCTTTTAAATAAGCCCTATACAAAGCAAAATTCATTAAAGCATTAGCAAAAGTGTCATCTACTTGTATAAGATCGGTAGCAGCACCAATATTAGTTGGATTTTTAGAATAAATTACTTCTACATAGGCATTACCGGAGACGCCGGGGTAAACATAAAAATTACGTGGGTCTCTGCTATCAAACATAAAATGCTTAATAATCGTACCGTGCGCAGCTTTACCAGCTACACTAGGATCGTGCCAACTAGGTTCTTCGCTATTTAGTACTCCAATATTTACTTTAGAAATAGCTCTAGCGCCAGTAGCATCTGTAGCTGTTCCTGACATATTTCGTATTACTTGAATAAGTCTTAAACCATCTGTGGGTATAGTTTGTTCAGTGCCTGTTGTTAACTGTACATTACTGTGTGTAGCAGTAGCGTCAGGTCTCAAGTTTGCTATTTCTCTTTGTCCATCACTTAAGTAGTCAAACATCTCGCCGTCAGTCCAACGCACACCGGTATTATCCTGGAGTATGTTACGTACTCTAGATAAAATATGTTGTGCTTGTAACGTACCTGCCATTTAACTATTTTTTCTTTGTTGTTTTCTTTTTACTTGTTTCTATTACTTCGTCAATAGTTGGAACTTTTACTTCGGTACAACCAGCTTGTAAACAAGCATAAGCAATATACTCTGGAAATTCTCGTTCTTCTCCTGCGGCTAGTCTTACTGCATCACCAGTAGTTAATGCTACATATACATCTTCACTAGCTTTTACTGTCATTCTTTTCATTTTTGTTTCTGTCATTTTTAAACTCCTGTTTTTAAGAAGGGGTGGCTATCGCTAGCCACCCGATTCTAATTAAAATGCGCAATCTACTCTGATTACACCAAAGTCTTCATCCTGACCAGAAATGTCAGAATTGTACTTAGGCTTTTTAAGACCCATGATCTTACCAATAGAAATACCGTTTTGGTTTCCATAGTCAAAAGTGTCTTCAACTATTTCAGGTAACCCGATATCTGCCATTGCAAGAGCTTGAGCTCCACAGAATAGGCAAGCAGCGAAATCAACATCACTACCAGAACCACCTTTTTGAGAACCAGAAGTTCCTTGAGATGTGTTTGGTACATGTCTGAATTCGTGAACCATAACGCCGTCAACCATTAAGCTAGAAGATCCAGCAAATAGTTCGTTGTTTGGTCCTCTGATGCCAGCACTTCTTACGTTAGATAAGAAGTCTGAGTCTAGCTTCAGATCAGCCATTACTTGTGGAGTAACAAAAAGATGGAACATCTCTTCATTACCTGCGCCTCTCATACCTCTAATGTATTGGTCTTTAGCAAATGCTTTTAATTCCACAATAGACTTGTAAGACATTGTGTCAGCAGCAACTAAAGCAGAAGTATCACCAGCAACTAGTCCACTAGTCGCATCAATTCTTCTGTGTCTGTTAGAAGTAGGAGCAGTTATATCAGCATTAAATGCTAAGTCAGATAAATTAGCACCTGAACCTAAAGTAGGTCTTGTAGCAGAAGAACCACCGATATTGTTGTTCTTTCTGTTATAAGAAATCCCAGCTAAGGTTAAGAACGCTAACTGATCCATACGATCTGCCATTGCGTATGCAAGTGCATCTCTTGAATGCTCACGGAAGTTGACAACAGATTTTTGATCTGCAAGACGGCCAGAAAGTCTGTTTGCAAATCTCATTTGATCTAGTTGTACAACGATGTCGTATGCTCTTAATGCTTCTTCATTACCTTCAAGAGTGTTGTCTCCAACGATACCGTCACCAGTCATGTCAGCAAGAAGTGTTAAAACAGCTCTTGCGCCTTTTTCTGATTGAGTAAGTTCAGTTATTTGCTGAACCATTGCGTTGGGTCCACTACCCGCAAATTGGTTAATGAAAGACATATTTCGAGCTACACGCCAAAAATCACGAGACCAGATAGTAAGCTGTTCACTGGTCAACGCGCTAAAGTTTGTATTAGCCATAAGGCCCTCCAAATAAAATTAAATTAAATAACCAATCGCTATTTGGGGCGATATCCCGTATACCCTTTATCGTTGGGATACGATATCGTTAATTTAACGAGCACGACCTCGAGCAGTTAACGTCGTTGCAGACGAATTAAACGATTTTTATACTGAACGACCAGTTGTTGGATGTCGTTCCAACGGACGAATTCTTAAATAGTATACTACTCTTTAATCAAAGTCACCACGTAATCTTCGTAAAGTTTCTTCAGGTAGTGCACCAAATTCATCATCAGACATAACATTTATATCTACTACTTTTTTATTTTTAGCAGATTCGCCCTTCATTGCCGGTGGTTGTGCTTGTGCAGCTTCTACTTTTTTTCTAACAGTAGCTTTTTGTTTCTTTTCTTGTACTACTTTAGACAGCTGTGGTGCAGGGTCTTCTGCAACATCTGCCCCTTGTAGTAACTCTGGCTTTTTACTTAGCAAAGTAACTTCAGTAGCTTTTGCTAAAGAATCTGCAGCACCATAACCTTGATAAATAAAAGCATCACGTAATTCCATAACTTCAGCAGTTAGTTTTTCATCATACTGTTTACTATTTTGGTCAAAGATAGGAAATACATCTACAATTTCTTGTGCTTTTGCAGCTAACTCATGGTTTTCGCGATCTTGTTGTACAGTCTGACCCATCTGATTTTTCATTTCAGACATAATCTGTTCTTTTTCAGCGTCTCTGATTTCTTGTCTAAGTAAAGCGGCTTTATTTGTTTCACCTTCTAAGACTAAATCTTGGTAGGCTTTTTCTTTGCCAACAAAATCATAAGCAGGCACTTCAGGTTCAGTAGGTTTCTCACTTTCTATATCTTGAAGTTTTTTCTGCATTTCTTTATTTTTTGCAAGTACTTCATCAAGTCTAGATTTAGGCACCATTGGCGCTTTAGGTTCTTCTACTTCTTCTGGTCCCTCTTCCACTGCTTCCACAGGTTGCTCATCATCTCCTTGAACGCTCTCTGGTTCTGGTGTTTCTGTTTCACTTTCTGTTTCGTCTGTTGCAACTTCTTCGACTTGCTCCTCTGCAACCTCTTCTGTTGTTTCCTCTGCAACAACCTCATCTTCTGTTTCTTCTTCTTCAACTTCTTCCTCCGTAACTTCGGGTTCTTCTTCAAAATTCATATCAACTTGAAAAGGTGCAGCGTCCTCTTCAGTTTTTGGGTCTGCGCCGGGCATACCTTCAAACTCTAGTTCTTCCGTGTTGTTATCTTTTTTAGCCATTATTTACCTCCTGATGGTTTCATAGCTGCAGTAGCAATTTTTGCCGCCGCTTGGGTTTCAGTTTGTCCTTTCCTCATTTCATTAGTTACCGCTGATAACTGTTGACGTAAGGCAAGTTCTTGTTGCTTCATTTGCATTTTACTCTGTATCTCAGCTACTTTAATTTGTGGGTCAGCTGCAGTTTCCTGTGCTTTAGCCATATTTAATTGAGATAAAGATTGTAAATTCTGTACTTCAGCTTCCATCTTAGCAATTTCTAATTGGATTTTCTTAATTTCTGCTTCGGCTTGGAAAGCTTGTATTTGTGCTTGTTCTTCAGATGGTGGTTCCATACCTTGCATTATACGTATACGTTGAGCAATTTCTCCTTTTTTAGCTAGATGAGAATGTTGCACAATTAGATCATCAGGAATAGGTACACCGGCTTGTCGCAACGAAATAGCTTCAGCAAATTGTACTTCATCAAAATTATCTCTCGCAGGCATAGAATCAATAACTACATCGTACTCGCCTAATGTTAAGTCATTAACTATCCTACCTTCTGGTCCCATAGCGTTTATACGTAAAGGAACTTGACGTTCTTCAGGACCAGAATCATCTGTTATTTGAACTATACGTTCTTCAGTATAAAATCTTTGTATCATATACAAAATGTGTTCTGCTAAGTAATGTCTAGTTTTAACTAAATTATCTAATGGCACTTGGATCATAGTAGCGCCACGGTTCTGTTTTTGTTGTATAGCAATACCAGATACTTCGGGACTATCAGTACCAAGCATCGCATCACTAATACCACTAATAGTTTTTATATTAGCAGCAGCTTTTTGACTTATACGATCTAGGCCGGTGGGAATCTGATTAGGTGGTATTTTCGCTGGGGGAGATGAGCCGCGATTAAATTCCAATACTAAACCAGTTTCCGCACCGTGTTCTTCTAAATCATCTGCAGTCATTCCTTGTAAGGAACCTGTTTCTACAATCCAACCACTGTTAGCAGTTGTGTTTACAATATGAAGTTCTTGTGAACTTATTTTATTTAATTGTTCTTGTGGCGATATTAAGTTTCTTACCATGCCAAACGGTCTACCTCTACGCCAGTAAGGAAAGTAAGGCACTATAGTGAAACACTCATAAGGAGACCAGTCATCGTGTAGCACAACTTTATCTGCTGTTACTGTCCAACGAACTTTACGATCTAAACGAGTAAGCATATCTAAACCAAAGTCATCAGCAAACTTTTCTCTTTTACGTTTACCCCAATTTTGTGGTACTGCACGCATATCCCCGGTAACTTCATCAACGTAATACATACATTCTTTTAATTGATAATACTGCCTTTCGATAACACGTACTGCACGCATCTGACGGTTTTCTTCTGGGTTAGTACTGCTACCTTGATTATATTCGACGCCAGTATAGGTATCACCATATCTAGTTTCTTCATACTCAACAGAGTCAGTGCCCATAGTGTCGCCATACTCTACTCCTACTCTTAAACGATCAGCTTTTTCTTGTCCGTATTGTTCTTCAAGTTCATCTAAACTCATCCACTTAGTTTCAAATATCTCATTCCAAGTTTTTGGGTCATATTCTTTTGCGTCTGGATCAATAAGAATATCTAAAGGGTCTTTAGTAGTTATACGCACTTCGCCTTGAATGTGATCTTTAAAATCTATACGCACATCGTAATAGCCTCGGTCTTGTATAAGACCATCAGCAAAAACTTGAGACTCTAACCACTCCATCTTATTGTTATCGGTAATTTGTAGGTATAGTTTAGTTAAAACATCAGCGGTTTCCGCTACACCATTACCTCTAGGTTTGAATTTTACATCGGCTTTTCTAGTTCTTTGTTCACCTAAAACAGCATTAACAGTAGGTAATATAGTATTGATTGTAAGAGCAGGACGCCCTTCATCATCTAGAGTAGCAACATCAGCTGGATCCCATTGGTTGCCTCGGTAGAAAGCATCACATTTTTTTGCTGTCTCGATATAGTCAAGATGGCCATTGTCGCGCGCACGTTCGTAACGCTCAAACTGATTGGTAGCTATTAAATGCTCTTCTTCCTTACTAAGTTTCTTTTTCTTTTTATGATACATTAAGAACTCATTGCTGATTTACGTTTATCTGTCTTAGCTAAATATTTTAACTTATCTCGCCAAGAAGGTTCGTGTTCTATCTTCTCTACAAAAGTAGCGAATTCGGTCATCATCAATCCTATCCATGCTAGTGCATCCACTTGGTCATCATGAACCCCGTTTGGAAAACGCAAAAGTTCCGCAATAAGCGGACCAACCCATACCGGATCTTGTGGAAAGTATACCATGCCCTGTTGCATTCTACCTTGAATCGCACGACCCCTTGCTTCTTTATCACGTCGTCCTACTTTTAAATCTTTAAAGTAAGCTTCGTTGAGCCCACGTTCGCGAACTCGTTTTTGCAAAAAAGGCCCCAATGCCATTTCTATATGTCCTTTCTCTATGCCCACTACATGGGGACGCCAAGTTTCATATAAGTCTAGGATTTGTTCAACAAGTTCAAACCCGTCATACTTCCCTCGTACACAATCTACTACGTATAAATTATCGTATTCATCAACCCCAACAACTAGTCCAACAGAGTAGTCATTACGTTCGCGTTGACCAATTGCTAGATCCCATGCGCAGTAATAGCGTAACCTGTCAAAGTCTACTTCATTTTCATCGTAATACCTAATCATTTCTCGGTTGAAGTATTCACCTTCATCGTTGACTGGATTCTGTTGATACAAAGCTGACCAGTCCCTTGGACCTACCGCTCTTTGAATCTGCATAAGAGCTTCGGCACTGTACCGCTCTGGGTGAAGCGCTTCGCCTTGTTCTCTAAACTCTTCGTCTTCTTCAGCGATCGCTGGATACTTGACTACTTCCCACTGATCCGCGCCCGCGGCTGCTGCTGATAATAATTTGCCAGCTAAGTCATCATCGTGCCATCGAGTAAGAATTACTAACACACCGCCCCCTGGAGCAAGACGTGTGTACGCAGTTGACGTGTACCAATCCCAGACTGAATCTCTGTTATATTCTGATTCGGCGTCCTCTCGGTTTTTTACCGGATCATCGATGACGAGCACGTGCGCACCTTTACCAGTAATACCACCACCAACACCAGCTGCTACATAACCACCGCCCTTGGTTGTATTCCAAGATTCTACGGACTGCGAACTAGGGTCTAAAGAAACACCAGAAAAAACATTTTTATAATTAGGCTCTCTTAACTGCTGACGAACCTTACGACTAAAGTTCATGGCCAACGATCCAGAGTATGAACAGCTAATAAACTCATGTTCAGGGTTTTTGCCTAAGTGCCACGCTGGAAAAGCAACAGAAGCTAAAGTAGATTTACCATGCCTAGGTGGCATAAATAACATCAACCTAGGAGATTTCCTGTCGTTTACATCTTGACTAAATTTTTCTAAACGCAAGCAAATATCTTTGTGTACCCAACCTGCTACATAATCAGAATTAAATCTTTCAACAAAAGGTAATAAGTGCTTACGTGACAAAGCGCGCATTGCTAACTCTTGTTGTGCTTTTTCTTGTTCAGTTTGTTCAACTGTTTCTACTGCTACTGGTTCTTCTGTTTGAGGAGCAACTAAACGCTCTGCTTCATCAGCTTTACAATATACGCATATTTGATCGTCTCCTGGGTACAACGTTTCAGGATGTAACGATTTACAAGTGGTACATTCAATCTTTTTTATTTCCATCTTTTTTTGGCATTAGATATTGATTATCAGTTCCTGCTATTTTTAACAATTCAGCATCTGGTAATTTTTCTAGTTGTTGAACTGTTTTATCAAGATTTATATTTATTTGCGTCGCATGTTCTGGTGCAAATAGACCGTGGAGCTTGCACAATGAATCAGTAATAACTTTTTCTTCAGTAGCTGTTACAGATTTACGGTGCGCTTCTAAGTACATAGAAGTAGCTTGTTGTTTATCAAACTTAATTTCTTCTTTAAATTCTGCACGCATCCTGGCCAGCATTTTGTGTACAGCGGGTTTTTTAAATATTTTATAAACATGCTCATTGTTAGTATAACCAGCTGCTCTACCAGCTGCTGCTTTGGACATACCACGAAGGTGAAATAAAAGTAAACGCTCTTCTTGAACACTCAATTCGTTTAGTTTTACATCTGCGTAAGGGTAGTGAGACTGAAGCTCGGCCCTTTCTTGTTCAAAATTCTCTTCTTTATCAGTCATTTTCTTTGAATTCTACTATATTTTTACACCACCAGTACAATAAGTCCTCAGATAAGTTGTGTTTTAAAATATTTACTCTGCTACAAACTAATTGAATATTGCTCGGTATATACCAAATAGTTGGGTCTATTCTATCAATTGAAGCGTTCAAATCTTTTTTACCATGCCCATCTTTATGGTAAGTCATATATAAATTAGTAAGTGCACACTTACCTTCTTGTTTCTCCCAAACTTTTACAAGATCTTCTGGTTGAATATCCCAAACCACATCTTTGTTATTTTTAGTTCTAGAGTATTTTAGATGGTGATATAAACTTTTTAGATATGCTTCTGGAGAACCACTTTTTTTCTTGTTTCTTGCAATAGTACGACAGCCAAGACAAGTTGACCGGTAGAAAACTCCTTTAGCATTGGAAGACTTATATTTACTTTTGGGGAAACTTTTTCCGCAACCCGCACATTTCTTTGTGCTCATGCTTAGTCACTATATAGGGTAATAATTTTTTTGTGAAATTTTTTTGTAAAATTTTTTTCAGTAAAAAATTGTATTTTACTGCTCAGACATTGTCCTTACTATCATAGTTGCAGCACCCCTTTCCCCGATTTAGCATTTGGAACCTTGTTTTGCATTTTACTGTCGTGGAACCTTGTCAGAAAAAGCTGGACATTCGTCCACCTTCTTCAATGGACTTATGTGACATCGGGAGATTGGCTCCTGATGCATTAACTCTAAACAAAGGAGATACAATGAGTATTACTTTTATAGATAGCAAAGACATTTCTTTGCAACCGGACCCTGCCAAAAATGATGGCAAAGGGAAAATTAAAACTTGGACTAAAGGTGGGGGCATCGTATTGGATGTCACATTGGAAGACCTAGATGGTGAGCTTCAAAACACTGGAACTTTATATTCCGCAACTTTGAACTTCAACAAAGGCATCTCCATTAGCATCTTTAATAAAACAACTGGTGAGCGTATGGTTGTATTCCCATCTCAAGACGACCCAGCAAGTCCTAGATATGCTAATGGCTCTGCCAATGGCAAGCCTAAGAGAAGAAGAACCGCTAAAGCTACAGGCGTTGATGTAGCCAACCCTTTAGGTGAGTAATATGAATATCAAATTCAAAACTCCTTCCCTAAAAGCTTTAGCTGCTAGTCCCTTTCGCCTAGCAGGTAAGGCATATCTCTTCGCCAAAGAAGAGTTTGTTAATGGTGCAACGCCTAAACAAGAA